TTAACCTCAAACTTGTGTGGGAACTCCTCACGCATACGTTTGTCTATCTCGTCATAATACTCATCGCTAGTTGGGTCATACCCTTCTGTTTCTACAAGTGACTTATGTATACTAAATGCAGTAAGCGTCATTGGCTCATTTTCACCAAACCATTCATTTCTAGCTGTCCATTCTTTAGCTTTTTCATCTGGCTCTGGTGGTTGCTGTTGTTGAGCGTAAGGTTGTTGAGCATAAGGTTGTTGGTCTTGAGGTTGAGCTTGTGGCTGTTGTGGCTGTTGTGGTTGTTGTGGTTGTTGTGGTTGTTGTTGATAAGCTTCTTGTGCTCTTTTTTGTTGTTGCTGGTAAAGTTTCACTCTGCTTTCTTCAGCAGCTAATTGTGCCATTTGCCCTTGTATCTCTACTTGTGTAGCAGAGTCACCTCTATCTATGGCTTCTTTTAACTTAGAAGATAATAATTCTTTTTGTGACGTTAATCTGTTTTGGAACTCGTTGGTGTAGTTTTGACCAGCTTGCGCCTGCCGTTGATTACTTTCTTGCAGTTGTTGTTGCACAGATTGTGCATACTCTATGGCAGCTTGCTCTCTACGTTCAGCCTCACGCATTTTAGCAGTGAGTTTGCTAATACGTTTATTTACAGATGCACTGTAGTTTTCTAGATCTTGGTCTGTTTGCTCTACTGGCTCTGTTGGTTGCTCTGGCTCACTTGATTCAAGTTCAACCTCAAGTTCAACCTCTTGTGGTTCGGCATCTAAAACTTCTGTTTCTTGCGCATCTTGTTGCATGGTCAACTCCATGTTAAACGTGGATAATATCAGCGGGATCTGCTATAGTAGCCAGTATTTCGTCGTCGTTAAGCAAACGCACCTCACCGCCTTCTATTTTAAAACGGCTACCTGCGTATCGGCCAAATATTACCCAATCACCTTGTTTACACCATGCACCATGAGCAAACTTAGCTTTATCTTCGTAAGCATCTGGTCCCACACGGAGCACATAGCCACATACTGTAGCTAACGCTTCTGTTTCACGGGTTTTGTTTGTGAGCAAAATACCACCATCGCTTTTCATCTTTCCTTGGTATGGCAAAATTAAAACTCGCCAACCTGTTGGTTGCGGCAACCGATCGATAGTATCTTCGGGTAATTTACTAGGGTCTAAGTAAAGGTCTTTTTCTTCTACGTATGCTTGTTCTAAACCTTTTGCTTCTTCTTCGTCTTGTATATGTGCGGGTACTAATAATCCTATATCAGTCATCTTCGTATGTTATCCTTTTTAGCAGGTCTTTTAATTCCTGTTCTATTGCAGCAAGTTCACTTAATCGTGCTCTAAGTTCCTTGAATGTGGTGTAGTCAGCCACTGCGCCTTCTAACAAAGTATCTGTCACCGACTGTCTACGCTCACGGATTAGTTTAAGCGTGTTTTCATAAAAGTAAAGGTCATTTGACATAAAAATTTATTTATCTGCTAATTGGTTAGCAACATCGATCGCTCTTTGACCAACTTGTTGCGCATATCGTGAGTCTAACAGCTCTGCACCAGCTAACTCAAACTCTTCATTTTCAATATGCTTAATAGTCTTTTTAAATTGTAAAAATTTACCAAAACCCATATTAAATACTAAATTTACTATGGCTTCTTTTCTTAAATCATTAAGACCGTCAAACCATTTAAAATTTCTTTGGCATTGTTCTACCACTTTTTTAATGTCATTATTTAACAAATAAAAAGCTTCTTCCTCTGTTATGCCAACATCTTCTATATTCCTACCTATGCCTATAGTAAGTTTATCAGCAGAACAACGATATGGCTTCAAGCGTATGCCTTCATGATACAAAAGTTGTTTACTTAATCTTGTATAATCCATATTAACTATCCTTTGCGTGACTAGCACCAAAATAGAAACTACTTATACCTGAAACAAGTCCTCCGAGATAACCAAGCACAAGAGACACAATAGTATCGCTATTCGCGTCAGGGGGCTGAACAGTAACGAGGAATATATATCCAAGGAAGCCACAAAGACTAAACAAGCCAAAGACTCTTGGAGTCCAATCACCCTTATGTGCCTTTCTAGCATCTTGAACATCAGCTGTCTCCAACGCGAATATGTCTACATCCATCTGTGCCATCTTAGCTTCAAACTCAAGCTCGGCCTCTTTGATAGCTAAAAGCTGCTCGGGCGTAGCTGTTTGCATAGCAGTAGATATAGATTTAGCATCATTCTTACAACCTAAAACAGCACTAATTGCTTGTGCGGCTGTGCCCCCTAGCGGACCTGCTAAAGCTGTGCCTAATGTTGGTGCTACTGCGCCTATCACACCTTTTAATGCGCCAAAGTTCATATCGTTCTCCTATTTAGTTTTACCGTGTGCCCTTCTAATAGCTTCTTTACCACGCTTAGCTATCGCTGCTTGTTTGTTTTTACCCGCTACTTTAGCTCTTTGTTCTAGCACTGTAAGTATTTGTATCTTTCTAGCAAAAGGTTTATTGACCTTTTTTACTTTACGCACTGTTTCTTGTGCATCTTTTACTGTGGCAAACTTAATACCCACAGTATCTTTGGGGTTTTCGTCTGTATACAACCTTCTGCCAGAACCCTTTGGCTTTTTACCTGTGCCAACTTTAGGGTCTTTTTTCTTAGCCACTAAAAAACACCTTTAAAGCCCATGCCTTTAATAGCTGCACCGCCACCTCGTATACCATCTGGTCTATTAGGGCACTTGCCCATAGTGACTTCGCCACCGTCACGCATTTTCATATCACCTTTGCGCATGGCTTCAAAATCTTTGCCTGTTATTTTATTCGTAGGAGGGGCAGCTTGTGCAATTTTTTGTTGCTTTTCTGTGAGCTCTACCTCACCGCCTTCTGCCATTCTTGCAGTTTTTGCAGCGTTTTTAAAATCTTGCTCACTAGGCGCACCTTTTTCACCTTTGCTACGCATTCTTTCACCGCGTTTACGTTTTGCGTTTATGTTTTCATATAAAGACATATTAGCCTCCTAATGCTTTTTGTCTATCTAATGCAAGTTTTTGTTGTTTCAATGCTAATTCAGCTTGATCAATTTGCTGGTCTGCCATTTGATCTTGCTGCCTTAACTGTAGTTCTTGTTGTTTCAATGCAACTAATGGGTCTGTCTGCTGTGCGCCACTAGCTTGCGACATAGAGTTTTTCTGTTGTTGATATTCCATAACCAGTTGACTCTGTATCCTAGCTTTTTGTGATTCAAATTGCGCGGATATAACCTCACCTTGTGCACTTTGCAATGATTTTTCTGCCAATATTTCAGCTTTTAATGATATATGCTCATAAATGTGTTTTTCTAATACCAACAAAACTCTAGGTTGTAGCTGTGCCACTGGGCTAAGTTGATAAGCTAAATGCACCGCAATGTGCGCATCGTGGTCTTGTTCTTTAAATGCCTTGAGCTCTAGCATACCCTCTGCCGCTTTACTAGCATTTAAGTTTTCTGTTATTGGGTCTACTGGTGTTTCTCGCTCCATGGGCGGTAAAATTTTGTCAATATCTTTTACACCCAACGCCAAGTAAACTCTATGGTAAGCTTCGTACATATTGTGCATTAGCGGTGCTGCTTGAGCTAATCTTAGTTGTTCTTGCGCTAGCATTACCCGTTGCGACATACTAAATATGTTCGGGTCGCTTACTGGCAAGATATCTATGCGATCATCAAAGTCCTCTGACTTTATACTTAAATCGCCATCTGTTTGGTATGGGTAAGGCTGAGCACTTTCTTTAAGTAATACAGAAAGCATTTTGAGTTCTTGTTTCATGCTGGCATGTAAGCGTTTATGCACAGCAGATACAATACGAGACCCACGTTCTAACATAGCAATAGTTGTGCCTACAGGCATATCGCCATTGACATTACTAATATTACCTACGCCTAAATCTGTATTGCCAATAAATCGTTGTGCCGCATCTACCACAAAACCCATCAACTGAAACAACGTGCCGCTAGGTTCTTTGTAAGGTAAAGGCACTATACTGCCTTTTAAATCACTTCCTGGAACGTCAACATCCCTAAACTCTCCTGGATTTAGTGGCACATCCTCATCTGAGATCCGCATGCCTCTAGCTTTGA